CCACACTCAACCTATCACCAACATGGTAAACCATCTTTTTCTCTCTTTCTTTGTTGCCAGATATATATGCGAATGTCGTGCCATTCGAGAAAAAAAATCAGATTTTTCGTAACCCCTTGAAAAATATAGGGTTACAGCATTCTCAATTTGAGACGGGGGTACTGATCACTGTAGCATTTTGCGTCACACTGTAGCATTTTGCACAGCATTTTGCGTCACCCGCTTAGTAGGGGGGTTTTTTCATTTTGGTTTGATATTGAGAATCAGTCTCAAAAAACGGCCGGTGGTCCAAACATAGCAAGCTGACCTATAATAGAATGTATTACCTAAACTTTAAAGGTACGCCCTTAGAGTCATGAATCCTGTATTTCTGCTAGGTTCTCTACTTGATTTTTCTTCGGTCTTCCTCTACGCTTACTTAAACTTAGTTTTCGTCTTTGACGTCTCACCATAGATACTGTGATATTATCCCCGGTCAATTGACTTAGTTTAGCTGCTAATTCTTCGTCTTTTGTAGCATAGTTGTTGCGAATAAAATCTACTTCTTGAGAGTTCCATTTTTTATATGTGGCCATTTTATTTTCCTTTATATTGACAAAAAGTGTAACCATGCTATTATAGTAATAGTTGATCTTTTTTATGCAAGGAACATGTTATGAATTCTCAAAACGCTATAAACGTTGATTCTGTTTTAGTTACTAAAGCATCGGGTAATCTGGACATATCTCATGATCTTGCTAAACCAGACGGTAAAAGTATAGCAGAATTATTATATGAGCAAGAAGAAAAAAAAACTATTAAATAAGGTTGATGAAGAAGAATTTTTACAAGTTTTAGATAATATTACCAAAAGATTATCTTACAAATTTAAATTCGGATATCATAGCGTAGACGATATGAAGCAGCAGGCTGCCATATTCGCTCTTGAGGGTTTAAAAAAATACGACAACTCTCGTCCACTAGAAAACTTCTTATGGACACATGTTCGCAATCGATTATTTAACTACAAAAGAGATAACTATCAAAGGCCCGATAAACCTTGTTTAAGCTGTAGATTTTACGATGAACACTGTAAAAAATCAAGCAATCAATGCTCAGAATATAAAAACAAAAATGATTGTGAAGAATACGACACCTGGTACCAAAGAAATAATAGCAAAAAAAATATTATGAAACCAGTAACTATGGACGAAACAAACGATTCTTCATTACAAAATAAACATCGTTCCGTACTAGATGCTATAGCTAACGATCAAATAATCAAAATTTTAGATGAAAATATTCCTGCACAATATAGAGAGTTTTATTTAAAACTTAAGCATGGAGATAAAATATATAAAGCAGATCTTATTAAACTAACTAAAATTATCAAAACTATTCTTTCTGAACATAATTATGACATCTAAAATTCCTAAAAAAAGAGGACAATTAAGCTTAGAAGAAGAAGAATACATTAGAAATAACATTAATATATTACCTATTAGTAATATAGCATCTTATTTAAATAGAAGCGAAGCCCCCATACAAAAATATGTTCATCAAGCTAAACTATATTCTGTATCATCTGATGATCAAATTTTAAAACAAAAATTATATACTAAAACATTTTGGCCCGAGATAGAAAAACAGTTTGATGCTGATAGCGGAGAATTAGAGTATTTTGAAAATACTTGGGTAAGTTTAATTAAACAATTTAGAGAAGACGTACTACCCGCCGAAGAATTACAAATTAAACAATTTATCACTATTGATATTCTTATTAATAGGAGCATGAAAGAACGTAAACGTCACATTAGCGACACAGAAAAACTTCAATCCGCCGTAGACAAAGAGTATGCAAAAAATGAAACTGAAAGAGATATACCAAAACTGGCTAACCTCGAAACTCAATTGTCGTTTGCCCGCAACAGTATCGCTAATTATACTAATGAATATACCAAACTGCTTAACGAACAACAAAAAATTAGTAAAGACCTTAAAGCTACTCGTGAACAACGAATCAAAAGAATAGAAGATGGTAAAAGTAGTTGGGTTGGTTTAATACGCATGTTAGAAGATGAAGAAATAAGAGAAAAAGAAGGTCGTCAAATGGAAATTATGAAACTAGCTGTTGATAAACAAAAACAAAAACTTTCAGAATATCATTCATATGCCGATAATATACTAGATAGCCCCCTATTAACCCCCGAAGTTGTTGTAGGTAGAAAAGAGGAAAATTAAATATGAAAACAGCCCTTATAACAGGAATAACCGGCCAAGACGGATCATATTTGGCAGAATTATTACTAGACCACGACTATAGAGTAATAGGATGCTATCGTAGATCCAGCACAAATACTCTCAGTAGAATCCAACATCTGCTCAATAATCCTAATTTTAATCTAGAGGAGTTTGATATAACAGATCCTAGCGGATGTAATACTATTATTAGCACATACAAACCAGAAGAGATTTACAATTTAGCTGCTCAAAGTCATGTAGGAACAAGTTTCAAGCAGCCGTCTACAACTTTTGAAATAGACACAATCGGAGTAATAAATCTTTTAGAAGCTATAGTACACTTTTCTCCTTTATCAAAATTTTATCAGGCCAGCACCAGCGAAATGTTTGGATTAAATTATAGTATAGATTCTGACGGAACAAAATATCAAGATGAAAATACAGAACTATTACCTCAAAGTCCGTACGGAGTTGCTAAACTTGCTAGTCACAGAATGGTACAAATTTATAGAGAAGCATATAATATATTTGGTTCTTGTGGTATACTATTTAATCATGAAAGTTCTAGACGAGGAGAAAATTTTGTTACTCGTAAAATTACAAAATATATAGGATTATTAGTTAACAATAAAATTTCAGAACCATTAAAATTAGGTAATCTACAAGCTAGTCGAGACTGGGGACACGCACGAGACTATGTTAAAGCGATGTGGCTTATGTTACAACAAAATATCGCGGAGGATTATGTGATTTGTACAGGTCAAACTTATACTGTGGAGAATTTTTTACAGCAGGCTTTTTCTGTAGCCGGACTTAACTATATGGATCACATCCAGATCGATCCTGCTCTATATAGACCAGCAGAGGTAGATTATTTAAAGGGACGCAATACCAAAGCGATATCTAAACTAGGATGGCATCCCGAAACCTCTTTTACTAATCTGGTAGAAGAAATGGTCACATCAGATATTCAATTAACTTCTAGTATTGTTTATGTTTAGAAATTATAAAGATCCTCAATACAAACAATGGAGAAAAAGCGTTTATGAAAGAGATAATCATAAGTGTAGGTGGCCTAATTGTAATCTTAAACGAAAACTTAATGCCCATCATATTAAAACTTGGGCAGATTATCCGGGTTTAAGATTTGATATTAATAATGGTATTACTCTTTGTAAATATCATCACGATTTAATTAAAGGTATGGAAGAAATTTATGCCGAAACTTTTTTAAGAATCTTAGCCAATGATAGACTTCAGTAATTTTCATATTATTATTGACACACGAGAACAACATCCGTGGACTTTTAGTCACATGGATAAAAGTGTATCAAAATTAGATACCGGAGACTATTCATTAAAAGGCTTAGAAAATATTTTTTGTATAGAACGTAAAGGTAATATTAGCGAATTTGCTAACAATATAACAGAAAAAAGATTCAAAGATGTAGTTAGCAGAATGAATCAGATACCTCATGCTTTTTTATTACTAGAATTTGATTTAGAAGATGTTTTGATATATCCGGTAGGATCCACAGTGCCTAAACGCATGTGGGAAAAGCTTAAAATTAGTCCTAAATTTATTTTAAAACACATTATAGAATTACAAGTAATTCATAATATTAAAGTTATTTTTTGTGGAGATGCTAGTAATGCAGAACATATGGCTCTTAGTATTATGAGAAAAATTTATGAACTCTACGGACAACCCAAAAAAGATCTTTGAAGATGCTTGGTTAGAATTAGGAGATTTATCTTCTCTAAATATCCTAACCAATCCGATGATTCATAGATCAGAAAAAGAAATAGAAAATCCAGATTTTCATCTTATTAAATTGTTAAGAGATCCACAATACATAGGAACCACTTGTAAATTACTTTTAAACATAGAATTGCATCCGATGCAAGTACTAATTTTACAAGAATTTTGGCATAGGCCATTTCCTATGTATATTGCTAGTCGTGGCTGGGGTAAAAGCTTTCTTTTAGCGCTATATTCTGTATTACGTTGCATGTTTTTTCCTGGTACAAAAATTGTTATTGTGGGTGCCGCTTTTAGACAAAGCAAAATTATTTTTGAATACATGGAAACTATGTGGCGTAATAGTCCTATACTTAGAAGTATTTTCAACGGTAACGATGACGGCCCGAGACGAGATGTTGATAGATGTACCATCAGATTAGGAGATAGTTGGACTATTGCTGTGCCGATGGGTGATGGTAGCAAAATTAGAGGTCTTAGAGCACATATTATTATAGCGGATGAATTCGCATCTATTTCTCCTGATATCTACGAGACAGTTGTGGCAGGATTCGCCGCCGTGTCGGCTAGTCCTATACAAAATGTCAAAGATCAAGCCAAGAAAAAAGCCATGATAGATGCTGGCTTATGGAGCGAAGAACTAGAACAATTATCTCATAAAATGGGTAATCAAGCAATTATTAGTGGCACAGCAGACTATGCTTTCAAGCACTTTGCTCAATATTGGAATAGATATAAAGCTATTATAGAGAGTAAAGGAGATACTCAAAAACTATCAGAAATTTTTAATGGAGATGTACCAGATAATTTTAATTGGCAAGACTATAGCATAATACGTATACCATATGAACTTATTCCCAAAGGTTTTATGGACGATAAGCAAGTTGCTAGAGCAAAAGCAACTATTCATACCGGCATATATAATATGGAATATGCTGCATGTTTTACTTCTGATAGTAATGGATTTTTTAAACGAAGTCTGATAGAAAGCTGTGTAGTTAACGACAGAACACCTATTGTATTAAATAATAAACCAATTCTTTTTGATGCTGCTATAACAGGTAATCCTAACTTAACATATGTTTACGGAATAGATCCTGCTAGTGAAAAAGATAATTTTAGTATTATAATACTAGAATTACATCCAGATCATTCCAGAATAGTATATTGTTGGACTACTAATAGAAGCAATTTTAAAGATCGTCAAAAAACAGGCTTAGTACAAGAACATGATTTTTATGGTTTTTGCGCTCGTAAAATACGTAATCTAATGAAAGTTTTTCCACCAAAAATTATTGGTATGGATGCTCAAGGAGGAGGAATAACCATTGAAGAGGCACTACACGATCCTTCCAAACTAGAAGAAGGAGAATTATTAATTTGGCCAACTATTAATTATGAAAAATTTAAAGATACAGACAGTCAACCCGGACTACATATTCTAGAGCTAATCCAATTCGCAAAAGCAGAATGGACAAGTCAAGCTAATCATGGTTTACGTAAAGATTTCGAAGATAAAACACTTTTATTTCCACAATTTGATCAATTAACCCTAGGATTAGCTTTGGACAAAGAAGGTAAAGATATTTTAGGTACTGATTTAAATGCTGTATATGATAGTCTTAGCGAATGCATATTAGAAATTGAAGACTTAAAAAATGAGTTAACAACTATAGTAATGACACAGACTAGCACCGGAGCAGGAGCAAGAGATCGTTGGGATACTCCAGAAGTTAAATTACAAAACGGTAAAAAAGGCCGATTACGTAAAGATAGATATAGTGCTTTAGTTATTGCAAATATGTTAGCTAGACAATCTAGAACATCTTTAGCTCCTATCGACTATGATATTATAGGAGGTAACAGAGTTCAAATTGTTAATCATAAAGGCCAAATGTACAAAGGTCCAGAGTGGTTTACTACAGGAGCTAATGAAGACATATATAATGGTATTTACAGATAAATAGTGTATTGCTATAACAATACCATCACAATTATATTGTAATAGAATTAAACATATGACTAAAAAATTTGATAAAAACGCTGCTATTAATGATGCTTCTCAAGTACCAGAAGAAGCTTATGTAACATGGGGCGATGATTTAGCTAGTAAAAAAGAAGCACTAAATAAGTCTTCGGAATCTATGTCCGAATACACCGTGATAGAAAAAGCTTCTGCTATGCGTAGATACGGATTAGACTATTCTGGTCTAGACACTAATACGGACGGTCGTCCAGGACTAAGTCGTAGCGATTATGATTTTTTCCGACCAGACGAAGCTGTTCCAAAAAGAATTAAAAACATCATAAAAAAAGCAGAAGATATTTATCAAAGAGTTGGTTTAGTTAAGAATGTTATCGATCTAATGGGTGACTTTGCGTCTCAAGGTATAACTTTAGTACATAAAAACAAAAGAATAGAAAAATTTTATAAAGCATGGTTTAAAAAAATTGGAGGCAAAGAAAGAAGCGAAAGATTTCTGAATAATCTATATAAAACAGGTAATGTTGTTATACATAGACAAACAGCTAAACTTAGTTTAAAAATAACAGATAGTTTATACAAAACAGTAGGATCTCCAGATTTAATAATTAATCAATCAGAACCATCTCCCGAAAAAAGAGAAATACCTTGGAGATATACTTTTATAGATCCATTTTATGTTGATATTGCTGGCGGTTCTTTGTCTTCATTTTCTAATTTGAAAACATACGAATTAGTTTTACCAGCTAATTTACGTAGAACTATTAATAGTCCTAAAACACCACAAGAACAAGCGGTTGTAAATAGTTTGCCTTTACAAATCATAGAAGCAGCTAAAACCAAAAAACCATATCCTCTTGATACAGCAAAAACATCAGTATTCCATTATAAAAAAGACGATTGGCAGAGTTGGGCATATCCGATGATATATTCTATTATGGACGATATTACTGTTATAGAAAAACTAAAACTAGCAGATATGGCAGCTTTAGACGGAGCAATAAGCAACATAAGAATTTTTAAATTGGGTAGTTTGGAACACAAGATAGCTCCGACCAAAGCAGCAGCAGCTAAGTTAGCTCAAATTTTAGGAAATAATGTTGGTGGCGGAACTATGGATCTTGTTTGGGGTCCAGATATTGAACTCCTAGAAAGTAAAACTAGTGTTCATCAGTTTTTGGGAGAAGGAAAATATATACCACATCTTAATGCTGTTTATGCAGGCTTAGGTATTCCACCTACTTTAACTGGAACATATGGGGCTGCTGGAACAACTAACAATTTTATTAGTCTAAAAACCTTAACACAAAGACTTCAATATGGTAGAGATGTATTAAAAGAATTTTGGGATAAAGAAATTGTACTTGTACAAAAAGCAATGAATTTTAGATATCCAGCCAGAGTAGAATTTGATAGAATGGATTTAAGTAATGAAGATAGCGAAAAAGCTCTACTTATACAATTAGCTGATAGAAACTTAATCAGTGATGAGCTTCTACAAAGTCGTTTTGGTTTCGATCCAGACATGGAAAAAACAAGACTTAATAGAGAATCCAAAGAAAGAAAAAGTAAACGCATGGTTAATAAAGCAGGACCGTGGTACGATCCTCAACCAGAAAATGGCTTAAGAAAAATAGCATTACAAACAGGAGTAGTATCTCCAAGCGAAGTAGGACTAGAATTATCAGAAAGAAAGAATGGA